CTTGAAGACTTAAAAACTCGATGCCGTTTTTTATAAAGACTTCCTCGATTAAATAGAGCGTATCTTTCTGACTTCGACTTAGTCGGTCTAATTTATAGACTAGGACTGTGTCAAATTTCTTTTTTTGCGCATCTTTTATCAGTTGTTCGATTGCTGGACGGTTTGTATTGGATCCTGAAAATCCTCCATCAGTATAGACCTTGTAGACAGTCCAGTCCTTAATTTTACAGTAAGCCTCTAGCTTATCTATCTGCTCATCTATTGAGTACCCCTCCTCAGCCTGTGAGGTAGTGGATACTCTGACATAAATAGCCACCTTGTTTATTGATTTCATTGATTTTGTACCCCCTTTTTGATAAAATAGGTACAAGAAAAGACATCATGAGAGGTTATCTCCATGACAATCTTTTCCTGCTACATGCCTCATGCTCAGAGTCGCCAAACTTTGTGAGCGTGAGGTCTTTTTTTATTAGTTTAGATTAGAAACAGCGCTGTCTGCCTCTTCCTGAGTAAATTTCTCATATTTTACAAGTTGGTCACGGATGGCCTCTGGAGACATGGCCATAGTTTCCTGATATTGCTTAGCTTTTTCAAGAGCTTGTTTGTTGTAGTCAATATCAGAGTTATCTACAGCATAGTCCGCAGCCTCTTGAGAGTATTTCTCATATCCTACTAATTGAGAACGTATCGCCTCTTTTGACATGTGCATAGTTTCAGCATACTGCTTAGCTTTAGTCACAGCTGTTTTGTACTCAGTAGGTACTTTTTTCTCACTTGACTGCTCAGTTTTAACCTCTGATGTTGAGCCAGCCTCAGAAGATGAGCTCTTGCCTTGAGAACATGCCACAAGTGCGACAATAGAAAGGCTTAACAAGCCTAAAGACAATAATTTTTTCATGAAATTACCTCCCAGCTTTTAATGTGGTTCAGTGATTGCACATATTTTTTTAACCTTTATAAATATCTACGACTTCCCCGATTGTGCGGATGTCGTCATTTTCTGTTAGATGGATTTCTTCGTAGCTATTATTTAGACTTTGTAAGTACCAAGAGCCATCATAATCTCTTTTTAGCTTTTTAACAAAATTCTTGCCATTTACCTGAAAAATACCAATAGAGTTGACATCAATCTGACTAGTGACCTTGATGAAAAGTAGGTCATTGTCATCTATAAGAGGTTCCATGGAGTCCCCTGCAACCTTAGCGATTGTGTCATAACTTTCAGGCACATCCTCAGCTCTGAGCTTGACTTCCATGTGTAAGTTGTCCTCTTGAAAAGTTCCATGACCTGCAGCTACCAATCCCTCAACATAGTCTATAATATAGTCATCATTTTTGTACTTATCTAGGATAGTAGTGGTTTTTGTGCTAACTTGCTCATTTAATTGGCTAGTAGCATAATCTATCACATTTGATTGTCTATTTTTTTCTAATTGATTAAAGATTGTTAATATCTCATGGTTTCTTTCATTATGGTATTTTTCTTTTTCTTCATCTGCTAGACCTAGAAGATAATCAGATGTAACATTGAAAATTTCTGCTAGTTTCTTCAAGTCTTTCCCTTTTGGAAAATTTTCATTTTTCTCCCACTTTGAGACAGTTGTATATGTTTTCATGTTTAGAATTTCAGAAAGTTCTGTCTGTGTCATGTTTTTTCTTTCTCTTAATTCTCTTATCTTATCCCCTAATTGTTTCATAGCTCTGTCCTCCTTTTGATAATTTAATTATATCATAGACAAGATTATAAATCAATTATATAAGAAAAAACTTTTATATTTTTGAAAGAAATAAAAAATATTTTAAAAAATATTAAAATAAATCATAAAAAATAGTTGACATGAGATACAAAATCATATATAATGACATTAACAATAAAAAAAGGAGGTATATCACATGATTACCATCGCAGAGCTGCGAGCAAAAAATAACAAGATGTCGCAGCGAGAGTTAGCTAGACAATTAGGTGTTACACAAACATCTGTTAGTAACTGGGAGAAAGACCAGTCAAACATTGGCGGTAAACATCTTAAAAATCTAGCGTTATTCTTTGGAGTATCTACTGATGATATTTTAGGTGTAACATCTACTGATGTTTAATTTTTTATAATCTCAATAAGATTATAAATCATATAAGAAAGGAGAACAGATGAACAAACTTATAAACGTAACACTTAATGACAACCATGAGCCAGTGGTGTCAGCTAGACAATTACATCAGACATTAGATGTTAAAAAGAGATTTAGTGCCTGGTTTGAACAAAATATCAAAGGTTTTGTAGAGGGGTACGATTTCACAGGCGTACCTGGAGGTACACCCGTTAAAGGTGGGAATGGAAACATTCAATACCTAGATGACTACGTTTTAACCTTAGATACAGCTAAACATTTAGCAATGTTGTCTAAAACAGATAAGGGGCAAGAAATCAGAGCCTACTTTATCCAAGTAGAGAAAGACTTCAATAGCCCTGAGAAAATCATGGCAAGAGCCTTACTCATGGCTGACAAGAAAGTACATCAGCTAGAGGCTAAGATTGAGGCTGACCGTCCTAAAGTACTCTTTGCTGAGGCAGTGAGCGCAAGTCACACATCTATCCTGGTTGGAGAGCTTGCTAAGCTACTCAAGCAGAATGGGGTAGACATGGGGGCTAATCGCTTGTTTAATTGGCTCAGAGCTCATGGATACCTCATCAAGCGCAATGGGCGTGACTGGAACATGCCAACACAAAAGAGCGTAGAGATGGGACTCATCAGAGTCAAAGAAACCAGTATCACACACGCTGACGGCCACATTACAGTTAGCAAGACACCGCTTGTAACTGGCAAAGGTCAACAGTACTTTATCAACAAGTTTCTAAATCAGGAACGTTTGACAAGCTAAAGAAAAAGCCCTCAAAAGACGGCCAATCCATTTGAGAGCTAGAAAAATACTTTATGAGGTAATTATACCATGAAATCAATAAAAAAGAAATGGGAGCCACGGATAATCAACATCATGGCAGATGGCTCACAGGTTGACAATCTGTCAGGGTACACAATTCCTGCTGGACATTCATACTATAACATCATTTTAGGTGCACACAGCCAAGAATTTTAGAGAGAGGGGACACAATATGAGGTATGCAGTACATAATCAGGAACACTTACGATAACTACACATCACTCAATAACGCTTTCACTCAAGATACTAGGCTGGAGCCAGCAACAATAGGCATATTGACGGTAATCTTAACCAATAAGCCTGACTGGGTTGTATACCCTGAGGAAATCGCTAGACGGTTAAATATCAGTAGGCGTACAGTGGACAGACATTTCAAGATACTAGAGCAGTGTGGGTACTTGCTATCTGTGAGAATTAGCCACGGCAGAGGGAATGGGACAGAGTTTAGGAGATTTTTCTCAGACTGCCCCATGTCAGAGAGCTATAAAACTTACTTAAAGGAAAATCTGACAAGGGAGTTATCCACAGGTAACTAGATAGAGTAATTTTACACTTGGAAGATTTTGCCATGTTAAAAATTGCCATGTTAAAAATTGCCATGTTAAAAACTGCCGTCTAATAAATACTAACTATATAACAAGTACTAACTTAATAATAAATACTAACTTACAACAAACTACTACTAATATAAATAAAAGAAAGAGAGTAAAAATCATGACTGATAAAGAACTCATCAAACAACAACAGGAAAAAATTGAACGTATCGAAAAACTACAAGAACAACTACATAAACTATCAATGTTTGGATTTCTGACTGTAAATGTTTTAGGACTAGATGATGATGAACTAGAAAGCTCACTAAAAGCTATTCACGATGTCTCACATACTATCAAGGATGTATTGAATGGTATGAGTCCAGGAGATGCTATTGATAAGAACATGACAGAGGAAGATGACGAGGAGTAAGAAAATGTGGAATAAATTAAAAGACTTTTTAGGACTAGATGAAATTTTGGCAGATGAACCAATTCAGGAACCAAAACAAGAAAAGGGCAATCTAATTGATGTAAGAGCCTTGCAGATTGAAAATCAACTACTTAAACAAGAAATCAAGCTCAAGAATGAGCTACTAAGTGAACTATCACAGGATAACATGGCTCTAGGTAGACAATGTCAGGGATATGCTGAGAAAGTGTATGATCAGCAGAAACTAATCAATGTCTATCAAGACATGGCAAACTAAGGAGGCAATCAATGGACAGAGGACTATTTGGCACCTTTGACTATGACCGTGATTACTTGCAGCCTCCTGAACCAGTGGAAGAACGTGACCCAGCTGATTGGATTTTCAGCGCTGGTCAATGGATCTATGTAGGAGATTGCTAGCCTATGAATAGAGAACACTATGAGGACAACGCCTACTGGAGAAAAAGGCACTTAGAGACTTGTTACGAGTTAGGGCTTATCATTGATGAACAACAAAACAAGATAATTTCACTCATGAACGAAAACAACCGCTTAAAGCGTGAAAATTGGAATTTAAAACACAATAGAGGTAAAAGGAAATGACAAACGAAATCACACAAACTAAAGGAAATTATTTGACAGACCTACAAAAGCTAGATGGAGCAACTCTCAGAGACTTTGTAGATCCAAAACACCAAGCAAGCACTCAAGAGCTACAGATGTTGATGGCTATTGTTAAAAATCGCAATCTTAACCCATTTACTAAAGAGGTCTACTTTATCAAGTACGGAAACAATCCAGCTCAGATTGTAGTCAGCAAAGACGCTTTCTTAAAACGAGCAGAACAAAACCCGAACTATGACGGTTTCAAAAGCGGGATAGTCTATGAGGATGAAAAAGGCGAGTTAAAAAATAAAGAGGGGATTATCTTACCAAGAGGTGGCAAGCTCATTGGAGGATGGTGTGAAGTTTACCGAAAAGATAGAACACGCCCAGTCTATCGTGAGGTAGAGTTATCAGCATATAACACTGAAAAAAACTGGTGGCAAAAAGCTCCAGGTCAAATGATTGAAAAAGTAGCGATTGTAGCAGCGATCCGTGACACATTCTCTGAGGATGTAGGAGGCCTTTACTCATCAGATGAAATGGAGCAAGCTCAACCTATTGATGTGACACCACAAGAGAGCCGTGAGGATGTAGTAGCACGCAAAATGGCTCAGATTGAGCAATTTAACAGAGAACAAGAGGCAAGCTATACAGTGCCTAAGATGGAACCTGAGGCACCTCATGAACCAATCCAGGGCGAGCTGCTAGATGACAATGAGCTTGATTATTAGAGAGGGGACAACATGCAAGAATTACAAGTAAAAATCACACAGGCACAGGTTGAAATCATTGACCGTGAGAAATTTGAACAGAATATCAATGAGGTAGTGACTAAGTATCAAAATTACACGGTCACAGCCTCAACTATCAAAGATGACAAGCAAGTGCTTGCTAATTTACGCAAGCTAGACAAGCAGGTCTCTGATGAGCGTATCAGAAATAAAAAGCTACTATCTGAGCCTGCTGATGAGTTTGATAAGTATATCAAGCAAGCCATCCAGCCCTTAAAGGACATCATTGATAAGATTGATGTGGATGTCAAAGAGTTTGAGGCTCATCAAAAGATGGTCAGAATGGATACAGTCAAGGCCTACATCTCAAACAAGTCAGCTGAGTACATGATAGACCCTAGAGTCTTTGATGAAAAGGCTACAGAATACATCAAGGCCAGTGATTTCATGGCAGATGGGATGACGCTTAAAAAAGCAACTATGAAAAGCCTTGATGATATGGTCACATTTGAATTTCAGAAACAGCAAGAGCTTGAGAAATCTAAATCAGCTATCTCAGGCCTCTGTGCTGAGTATGGGATGACTGACTCTCCTTATATCAGAATGTTAAGAGACTTGACCCTTGCTGAGGTTTTTGAACAGATTAAAGCTGACTATGCTTTCCAAAAAGAAAAGCAAGAGCTGGAACGTGCAAGACAAGAACTTGAGCAAGCAAGTCAGCCAAAATCAACAGAGACCCCAAAATTTGACCCTGAGACAGGCGAAATCTTAGACGGTGGGGAATTATCCCAAAATGAGACAAACGCTCTCAGAGAGGCTGAGAATGGCTTAAAACGATATACACAAAAAATGACAGTTGAGGTGTATCTTGTAGACACAGCTGAAAAAGACCGTTTCAAAGCTACGCTAGAACAGGCGGGATTTAAGGTCAAGCATAATTACAAGGTCAGTGGCTATCAACGTATAGAGCCTTTGACTCAGGATGAGCTCAATGAGCAGAACGGGTGGTAAAAAATGGAAATTAGAAAAGTATCAGATAGCATTTCAATCTATTCAGATGGAAAGAGATTGCAAGTCATCCATGATTTAGGAGATGAGTTTATCCTTGATGTGAGCTCAAAGGTAGATACAACTTACAATGTGGACAATTTTACTCAGTTTGTAGACATAGAGCTTGAGCCTATCTTTAAAATTTGTGGTTTTTGCTCAAAAGCTGGAGAGGGTATGGACAGATTAAGATGGGCTATCCTACAATTTGAGGAATTTGAACGCTATATCAGAGACAATCATGATGACCTGGTTGAATGGTTGGAAAACCCAGGGAGGAAAGTAAATGATAAATAATGTCACACTGGTTGGGAGGCTTGTAGCGCCTCCTGACCTACGAAAAACGCCTAACAATGTATCAGCATTACAGGGCACACTGGCAGTCAATCACAATTTCAAGAATGAAAATGGAGACCGTGAGGCTGATTTTATCCAATTTCAGGCATGGAGAGGAACAGCTGACATCATTGCTCAGTATTGTAGCAAGGGCTCACTTATTGGGCTCACAGGACGGATACAAGTGAGGTCTTATGAAAAAGATGGCCAGCGTAGATATGTGACTGAGGTAGTCGCTGAGAGTGTCGCTTTATTAGAGAGTCGCAACAAACAACAGGAACAGGCTCCAGCTCAAACAAGCAACAACTACACAGGGAATAGCAACCCATTCAGTCAGCCTGACCCATTCAGTATCTCTGATGATGATTTGCCATTTTAGGGGGTATCAATGTCAGATAGAAAAATGACTGTCTGGGCGTTATTCGATAGTGGGAATGGCAGCTATACAAACGGCGTGAAAACTCTAAATAGTTCGG